GAATCTCGTCCCTGGTGCCAATGGGATCAATACCGTCCATGATTTTCATCTGGCCACCGCGGCTGATATTGTTGCTGATCCTTCGGCCCCTGATGCGTTTGTTCGTGGTATCATGGAAGGGAAAGAATGGGTCTTTGTTGATGGTCGTTATGTCGAAGAGAATATCGCTATGGCAAAACGAGGCATCGAGAACGTCTATCGCTCCCTGAATCGTCGTGAGCAGGAACAAGTCGCCATTCGTTTGTTTGAGGGGTTCATGAAGAAGTTGTAAGGGTATAGGGTAAATTCAGAAAAGTATAAATAATCATCACATTACGTCTAAAGGAGATTTACAATGTCGAAAAATCATTTGATGGAAGCCGCCGCAGATATTCTTTCACGAAGCTATGCGGCTGCCCCAAAAGAGGAAATGCACAAAGCTGCCGGAGAAGTCCAGGACCTTGGTGGTTCGACACCTCAGGGCAACATCTCCAAGAAGTTTGCTCCACAGACTGGTCCCGGTGCGACACCTCCTGGTAAGCCGGCTTCTGTTGGCGCAGCACCATTAGATAAGCAACCAACACCAGAAGAAATTGATCCGCTTGATCCCAAGGGTGGCACGGGCGATTCCGCTGAGAATGATGCCTTGATCGCCGCCAATAAGAAACGCGCAGGTCTGGCTGAAGAGACGGAAGATGACGACAAGAAGGATGATGATGACGATAAGGACGATGACGACGACAAGAAGGATGATGATGATGACGACGACGATAAGGACGATGACGACGACAAGGATGACGAGAAGGCCGCCTTCGATTTCAAGAAGAAACTCGGAGAAGATGTCGCCGCCATTCTGCAAGACGAGTCTGATTTGTCTGCGGAATTCCGTACCAAGATCGCTACCATCTATGAAGCCCGCGTGACTGACAAGATCAGTGAAATCGCCTCTCAGATGCAAGCAGACTTCGAGCAGGAATTGACCGAAGCCATCGAGACCGTGGGAGCAGAACTCACCACCAAGACCAACGACTATCTCAATTATGTCGTGGAAGAATGGATGGGCGCCAACGAACTCGCGGTGGTCTCAGGTCTCCGCGCCGAACTCGTTGAAGAATTCATCGGCGGACTCCATACCCTCTTTGCCGAGCATTTCATCGATGTACCAGAAAACAAGGTCGACCTAGTCGAAGAACTCGCTGCCAAGGTCGAAACACTCGAAACCACGTTGAACGAGGAAATTGCTCGTGGCGTGTCGCTCAAGAAGCAAATTGCAGAATCAAAGAAATCAGAAATATTGGCATCCGTGTGTGAAGGCTTGACTGCTCCGGCCGCCGATAAAATTCGTACCCTCGCAGAGAGTGTCGAATTCACCGCAGAAGGTGATTTCCGTAAGAAGGTGGATGTACTTCGAGAGAATTACTTTCCTACCAAAGTCAAGCTCGCAGAGGTCACGCAGTTAAATGAAGTGGTGGAATCGGCACCAGAAGTCCCTGCCTCCATGAGGGCCTATGCCGACGCCATTGCTCGTCAGACGATCAAGTAAACGCATTTTAATTTAAAGGAGACTCAACTATGTTTTTATCAGAAGGATTACAGAATAAGTGGAAGTCGATCTTGGATCATCCAAGTCTTCCTCCGATTACCGATCCGTATCGCAAGGCCGTGACGGCTGTTATCTTGGAAAACCAAGAGAAGGCCTCACAAGAAGAACGCGCTCAGATGCACGGTTCCTTCTTGTCAGAAGCCTCGGCAACCAACTCCACAGGTGGTGGTCTTGGTGGCGGCGCAACCGCAACTGGTCCAATGGCCGGTTTCGATCCAATCCTTATCAGCTTGGTTCGTCGTTCACTCCCGAACCTCATTGCCTATGACATCTGTGGCGTGCAGCCAATGACCGGTCCAACTGGATTGATCTTTGCGATGCGCTCCAACTATGCCAACGCCAACACCCGTCTGGGAGAAACCTTCTATGACGAAGTGGATACGGCATTCTCAGGTGGTTCCGGTGTGGCACAAACTGCGATCAGTTTGGCTGCCGATACCGCACTCGGTTCCGGTAACGTGTTCGCCTCGACCATGACCACTGGTAACGCGATGCCAACAGCCACAGGGGAAGCCTTGGGTACGACCTCTACTGTTGCAGGTGCGGTCTGGAACGAAATGTCCTTCTCCATCGAAAAGGTGACCGTCACCGCGAAGACTCGCGCTCTGAAGGCCGAATACACGATGGAATTGGCACAGGATTTGAAGGCCGTTCACGGATTGGATGCAGAGACAGAATTGTCGAACATCTTGTCAGCAGAAGTGTTGGCAGAAATCAACCGTGAAATCCTCCGCAACATCTATGTGTCCTCCAAGGTTGGTTGCCAAGTGGGTACCACAACCAAGGGCACCTTCGACCTCGATACCGATTCCAATGGTCGTTGGATGGTGGAAAAGATCAAGGGTCTTGCGTTCCAAATTGAACGTGAAGCCAATCAGATTTCCAAGCAGACTCGTCGCGGCAAGGGCAATGTGTTGATCGTGTCTTCGGACGTGGCCTCCGCATTCGCCATGGCAGGCATCTTGGACTACAACAGTGGGCTCAAGCAGGAAGTCAACTTGCTCGTCGATGACACAGGCAACACCTATGCAGGGACGTTGTTTGGTCGCGTGAAGGTCTACATTGACCCTTACTTCCCAACCACATCCACAGCAGAATTCGCAGTTATCGGCTACAAGGGCACCAATGCCTATGATGCCGGACTCTTCTACTGTCCATATGTGCCTCTCCAGATGGTTCGCGCTATCGACACAGGCAGCTTCCAGCCAAAGATCGGGTTTAAGACTCGGTATGGTTTGGTCGCTAACCCATTTGCTGAAGGGCTGACCCAGGGCAGTGGCGCTATCAATGCCAAGTCGAACACGTACTACCGCGCGTTCAAGATCGCCAACATCGCATAAGCGAATTGGTCTCTTCCGTCTCAGTCAGGGGAGCCTCCGCAAAGGGGCTCCCCTTTCTTTTTCACTCAAGGAGCAGCGCAGATGTTGACGTGGTTCTTACTCATGGTGTTTCTGACACCTACCGGAGACTATGAGACGGCCTATCGTCTCAACACGTTTGAGACACCAGAAGCCTGTCAGATAGAACGGGATCGTATTGGGTTTCAGATGGCCGAATCCTATCCGGCCGATCTCAGTTTTCGTATCATCTGCCATGAAAAGAACGTGGGACACGACAAGACGGCCCTGGTCATTCGAGATAAATAGAGGTATCACCCCGATAAAGGAATGAGATTATGTCAGAAACGCCGTTGGTACCAACGAATACGAATCTCTTACATTCCAATAAGTTCATCCTCTCGTTTGCACGAATTCCGAATGTCCAATATTTTACCCAAGGCATTCCTCTTCCTGGTATCTCTATGGGAGAAGGTATTCGGCAAACCCCCTTTATCGATCTCTTTGTGCCTGGGGATAAATTACAATATGATGCCCTGGCGATCACCTTTCTGGTTGATGAGGACCTCAAATCGTGGTTGGAAATCCATGATTGGATGCGAGCCATGACCTTTCCGGTAGAATTTGCTGAGTATGCCCGTCTGGGTACCATGACGCCTGCCCATGCCAAGAAGATCATGCCACAATATTCTGATGCCGCGCTGGTGATCTTGGATTCCAATCAAAATTCTAACTTTCGGGTGAAATTTGTGAATTGTTTCCCTACCTCACTCAGTTCGATTCAATTCTCGTCGACCGGCGGACCCGCAGAGGTCATGACGGCCGATGCCACATTCCGTTTCGATTACTATAACGTCACCCTGACCCACTAACGAATCTGCTTGACAATACCTCCAAACTCGTGTATACTGTATCTTCAGTCTCTACTCAAGAGGAGAGGTGTCTGTTATGCCCGATCTATCCGCTGATACTGTGATGCAACTCCATGCCCTCTGGAAAGAGGATGCCGCCTTTGATAAACTCGACCCTTCGGGTATGCTTGCAGGCATTGGGGCCCTGCATGCCAAATATCTTCGCATTCTCACGGAGTATCGTCTCCAAGCCAAAGCCTGGGAACGAAAGTTGGCCCGTCTCAAAAAAATTAAGTGGGAATATTATAACGGCAAACTCGATCAGGCGGCACTCACGAAACATGGTTGGGTTCCGTTCCCGTTTGTGCTCAAGGCCGATATCCATACCTATATGGAAGCCGATGCCGACATTCAAGCGGTCCGATCACAACAGGATATTTGTGAGGAGATGGTCGAAACGGCCACCGCGATCCTCAAGGCCCTGAACAATCGCACCTGGGAAGCCAAGGAATATTGTTCCTGGGAAAAATTTATGAGGGGTGCCTAATGGCGGATCTCTATGTGAAACCCTATGATGAAGTCTATGTCACCCTGTCAGGGGAACCGGGGATCATTGAGGAACTAGCAGAACATTTCACCTTTGAAGTACCTGGCTGCCAGTTCACACCCCTCTATAAACAAAAGCTGTGGGATGGGAAGATCCGTTTGTATAAGCGAGTCCATTCCTTGCTCTATCGTGGTCTCCTACCCTATATCCAACGCTTTTGTGAAGAACGAGATTATTTCTGCCAGGTCGATCCCCGCCTTCTGGAAGTGGCGGCCTTCAGTGAGGAGGAGGCCCTGGCCTTTGCCCAGTCTCTCCGCTTACCTCATCTCCCTCGACCCTATCAACTGGAAGCCTTCATGCGGGCGATTCAATACAAACGCCAACTGATCGTCTCTCCCACGGCCTCAGGGAAAAGCCTCATTCTCTATCTCATTGTGCGCTATCTCCTGGCCCATGAGACCCAGAAGGTGCTGCTGATCGTCCCCACGACCAATCTGGTCGAACAACTCTATAAAGACTTTGAATCCTATGGATGGAGCCCTGAGGCCTTTGTCCATCGACAATATGAGGGTCATGCCAAACACACCGATAAGTTTCTGACGATTAGTACATGGCAATCCATCTATACCCTGGGTCCCTCCTACTTTTCCCAATTTGACGCGGTCCTGGGTGACGAATGCCATCAGTATAAATCGAAATCACTCAAGCTGATTATGGAATCAACCGAGCGGGCCCGGTATCGCATCGGGTGTACGGGCACCTTAGATGGAACCAAGACCCATGCCATCGTCCTCGAAGGTCTCTTTGGTACGATCTATCGGGCGACGACCACCAAAGCCTTGATGGATGCCAAACATATCTCGTCCCTGACGATCAAATGTCTGGTCCTGACGTACTCAAAAGCAGACGCCAAAGCGGCCATGAAGTTGGAATATCCTGATGAAATGAAATTCATCATGGATCATGCGGCCCGGATGCGCGTGGTCACCAATCTGGCCTTGTCACTCAAAGGGAATACCCTGGTCCTCTTTCAATTTGTTGCCCGACATGGGGAACTACTCTTCACGGCCTTGAAGGACGCGGCCGACTCAGGTCGGAAGGTCTTCTTTGTCTTTGGCGGCACGGCGACCGAGGAACGGGAGAAGATTCGAGAGATTGTCGCACAAGAAGAGAATGCCCTGGTGGTCGCCTCCTATGGGACATTCTCTACAGGTATAAATATACCTCGTCTTCATAATGTGATCTTCTCCTCGCCTTCAAAATCTGTGATCCGGGTCTTGCAATCGATTGGTCGTGGTCTTCGTCGTACCGATGATAAAGACACCATGACGCTCTATGATATCGTTGATGATCTCCGCAGCGGAAAACATACGAACTTCACCCTCAAGCATTTCATGAAACGGGTGGAGATATACAATGCCGAACAATTTTCTTATAAGCTCTTTCCGATTGACCTTCCATAGAAAGGGGGAATGATGCCACAAGAACTACCGAACGAATCGACGCCGGCCCAACTTCCACCTGAGGTGGATTGTATTAAATTGGTACGTCTGGTGACAGGGGAGGATATTCTCTGTGTGATGCGGGAGGAAGTCCGTGAGGAGATGAAACCCACGGATGAAGTGATCTTATCGACCCCATTAAAATTGATCATGCACAGGGTGACACCACTCAGACCTGGTACCGCGATGGCCATCGGTATCATCCAATGGCTACCTGATGAATTACTCGAAACCCATGCCGTGTCCATCAAAGTCGGGCATATGATCACGATCATGGAACCCAAAGAAGAACTCAAGGCCTACTACAAAAAAACAGTGGATCAGCTTCATCTGTATATGATGAGCGGAGATAAAAACATTCGAGCAGGTATTACCACCGCGTCTATCGATGCCCAACGATCAGTGGAACTGGAACAACAGAGCATTGAAACCGTCAGCGAAAAGAAAAAGACTCCCTTGCAAGAGCGGAAGCAAGCCGTCGTCGATCAGGCCGATGCAGAAATTGAACATCTAGAGTACCTGTTGGCACAACTCCATGAGCTAGATGTCTATCTGGCCCAGAAGGATGCCCAGGACGACGATAACGGACC